ATCAAAGTTTTCAACAGCAGCATTTAGAGCATAGGTAAGCTTTCCCTTAGGAACCTGATTCAATGATTGATCCAGATTTAACCCAGTGGTAGCATTGTTGTACTCTTGTTTGATGTTACCTTGTTCTTGCTCAGCCATAGGGATTAATTATTTCTGCGTCTACCAAATCGATTTGTTCTATTTGGTAATTCGTACTTATTGAATCTGTTTAAGCCAACTTTTATACGATGTTGCTTAGCCCAAACGTCTTGTTTCTTCAATTCAATATCAGCCATTATAAATGCTTCATCAGAAAGCTGCTTATAATATACAAGCTTTTGTTGCAATTGATTGAATGTCTCATCATTAATCTGATTAACGAGCGTTTCAAACACCTTGTACTTTATGAAATGTTCTACATATTCTCTGATTCTATAATTATCAGGAATAAGTTGATTACCTAAGGTGTCATAATCCTGAGCATAGAAAATCAAATGAACTATTGCATTTCTAAAGTTAGTGACAAACTTATTATCACGTACATCAAATGAATCGTAAGTAGATGCTCCAGGAGTAAAATTGTCTATTGGTGCAAGATGTTGACCATAGGAATCTAACGTGTTCGAATAACTTACGTCACAATTTTGTCTGGCAGAAATGTTTCCTGGTTTTAAAAGATATCGTTTCTGATAACTCATCGCCACCTCATTATTGGTTTTATACACAGCTTGAATTAACTCAGGCATACATGTACCATCACAAAGAGGTTCGTTACAAGAAGGATTGTTGCAAGGATTTCCTTGAATTGTCAAAGGAGAAACTTGAATTGTTGTTTGTGTAGCAGCTTGTGAATAAAAAGAATTGGCTGTCTGATAAGGATAGCCATTTATTTGTGTACACATCCAAGCTTCTCTAACAGCATAAAAATTATCTGGGAGTCTTGCTTGAAAATCTTCTATGAACAATGCTGTCTCAGCAATGACATAAGTTGATCTACCAAGTTTCATAAGACACTTATCTAGATAGGTGGGAAATAACAAATCGTCTACAGCACCTGTATCAAAATAGCTTTTGAGTTCCTCTTTTACAGTGGCGTAAATAGGATCTGGACTAACAAAATTATACTTATAGTAATATGACATCTTTAAATTAAATCCCAGGGTGAATAAATATGTTGATACTTGTCATCCACTTTCAAATAATGACTTAGAAGTCTTGATGTATTTCTGGCTGGTTTAAAATAAAACAAGTCAGAGTTTTTAAATCTTGAAGATTTCTTGAACCAATGCCAACCAAATAAATAACCTTCAGTATGGTAATTGAAATTATAGATGTGTTTTCCTTTTTCCTTAGTCTTTTTCCAATCAATTGAGAGATTAACAAATTCTTTACCGTTCCTCACTTTGATCCTCTTCTTTTTCTTTTTACTAATTGAGAACTCACCAATACCTGCTGGGAGTTTTATCTTCTCACCTGTCTCAAGAATATGCTCGATGAACATGTAATTAAAACTGTAAACGATATTTTTCCAATCTTCACGTGATACTTTATCATTAGGATTCTTTTTGCAAAAATCCTTGTAATTCTCTAAAGAGGCACTCCTCCATTCTACAGGTACTCTCATCTCAATTGCGGTGAATTAGGAGCTTGACCATCTATTCCATCATCTGTAATATCAGTCTTTAGATTGAAATATGTTTGAAGGAGTTTTTGAGAAGTAAGATCGAGCACTTGCTTTTCGAGGTATCCAGGAAGTGCAAACTCTTTGTCGAGAGGATTTTTACACAACTGATCTGTAGTGTAGTTAGGTGTTCCGCATCCGCATTCGGGATACATAATCTCATTTGGAACATCTTCCTCAAACAATGCGACAAATCTTACTGCTTGGATTGAAGGATTACTTACGTAAATATAACCATTTGAAATCCAGAAATACTCTTCTTTTTTAATAACTGGAAGTTTTAAAAGATTGAGATAACGATTGACGGTTATCTCTTTCATCTTTTTTCCCTGTCCAGAAAGAACATTGATTGAATACAAACCTTGAATTACATACTGATAATTACCTTCTGATATTCTTGGAAGTTTGAATTTGGTTCTTGCAATAGAACATGGATCAACATAATCACAACATTCTGATATGGACACTTCACACATTTCCAGACATGGAATTGTTGTAAACAATGTATCAGTTGACCAGAGCTTTCGAAGATTCGTTTCTCTTTTTATTAATAGGTAGGAGTTGACTTTTAATTCAGCAGCAATTGCCCTGTCGGTTATTAATGAGTCTGTTGATATCATTTTGTGCATTGACCGCACATCAGATACTAATTTTCTAAGAGTTGCCATATTAACTATTAATTGTAAACAATGTTAATTAAATCTAATCAAAATCTATGAATTACATCACACATCTGTTTAAAGATCATTAACTTAATTAATTATTTCTAATAAGTTGGTTTAACAGGCCAAGTGATATTAAATGGGTCTGCTTGTAAGGTAACTCTTCTTAATGATTGCCTATACAATAACCAGTCTTGTTTTTTTTCTGTTGTTAATGGCGAATCATAAAGTTGAGTCCAATCAGAATCAGATAAGTATTGATTTTTTGCAGTTCTTATTTCACTCCATTTAACAGAATTCACTAACTCAATTTCACTAGAACTCATTTCAGTTTCTAACCAATTCTCATACCATATTGCATTTAATAATATTGGATTAGTTTGGATATAAATCATATATGGGTTATTTCCTGGACTAACTCTATTTACATAGAATACATTAAATTCACTTAATGTATAAGATAATATATTTTCAGGAAATGATATATTTGGATTATCATTCTTTAATTGACTTAGTGTATATGGATACACTAAGGTTTCATCTGTATTTATTTTTATATATGCCATATCAATTTGTTTTATTTATTATTGCTAGTTTATTAAGATTCTCTTGCTGAGTTGCAGTATTGTGTACAGTTGATCCATAAATCAAGTATTCATTTATAAATCCTTGAAAATAAGAATTAGTATTTCCATTTCCTCTACCCCCTATAGAGTGTCCTGTTCCTAATGTGTTCCAACCAACACCAGGTTCACAAATTAGAATCTTACTGTTGATTACAAAATTTGAGTATGTTGTACCACTAGTTACAAAAAAATCAGGAGAAGGTCCTGTAAGAGTAGTTATAGTTGTTCCTGATAAATATCTATAAGTTTGTGGACTATTCCAATCCCAAAAGACTGATGAACCTCCTGTTCCACCAGATAAAACCTGATTTTGTACTGAATTACCATTATTATTTCCTCCAAGATTCATTACAGTAGTAGGGGAAACTGGTGTAGTTGCTTGATAAGAATAATAGATTGTACCAGAATTAGCATTAATTAATCTAGTTCCTCCAGCAGAAGTAAAAAGTGCAGTATATTCAGCATTACCAAATCTTATAGATGGTGTTCCTCTACTATCTGTTTGAGTTGTTCCACTTAATCTTATTATAGGATAAAACTGTGTTCCTGAAGAAGGATAGTAAGGACTTAAATCATAAGCATCTTTTTGATCATACCAAACCATTACATAACCTGTTCCTGCACCTACAAAAGTTGCAATTGTAGCAGTATCTACTATTCCATTAACAAAATTTATGTCTTGTTCAGTGCTATCTGATGATCTTCTAACTCTAATACATGCACCTGTATATCCAGGAACTCTTAGAATTAAAGACCAACAATTTGTTAATCCTGTTTGAATAGGATATACAACTTCACTTCCTGACCAAAACCCCAATGGTATTAAACTCATATCACTATATTATTAAGGTGTTCCAAAGTTTTTAGCTATCACTCCATTATAATTAGTCCCATCGTAAGTCAATGTTACTATATCTTTACTACTAGCAGTTCCTGTTAAAGATGGTACAGTTTTACCTTCCCAATGTATTGTAGGCCAAGTAATTGTTCTTCCCCCTGTTGCGTCTTGTGTAATGATGATCTGATAAGATGCTCCAGATTCTGGATTTGAGAAAGTAAAAGTAGCATTGCCAGTCATTGTAACTGTTTGAATATTACCATCATTCCAATTAAATGTAACAGCAGTTCCTGAATTTCCTTTGGCATTTATCTGTGATGAAATTTGACCATCAGTTGTAATATTACTAGTTGAATATAATGTTCCTATAACAGCGGTTGATCCATTAATCGTAAACATGAATGGAAATAGTGGACTAGTTCCATTAATAACAACTCGAGTACCATTATCGTAAATTATACTATCATTTAATACAGAAGTACTTGTCCACTTGGCTACTTTATTTGTAGTACCTGTTCCAGTAACCTGACTTACAGGACTTGTTCCACTACTACCATTTATACCAGAAGTTCCAGAGGAGCCATTTATTCCATTTACACCAGTTGGTAATCCTTTACATTCGATAGTTCCTGTTCCACTAGTTATTACAGGTGTTGTTGTAGAATAAATTGTAGAACCAGCAATATCAGTTCCTGATGGAGAACTTTCACCATTAGGACAACCTAAAGATTAATTCCATATTGTTCCAGATATAGGGGCATAAACTCTTATTTCAGCAGTATTTATTAAACTTGACGATTTATTAAAATTTGCTGTTCCTGAACCAAGTCCTGATATAATTGGATATCCATCAGCTGCATGGGTAGGATATGTAAACGGATAAGTATTTCCTGTAATTGGATCTATTTTACCAAGTAAGGCATTTGTAAATGTTGTTCTTGACCCTCCTCCGAAGTCATATATTGAACTTCCTCTATAACCAGTATCTATTGATGGGAATCCATTATAATAAAGTATAAATCTATCTGGTACAGTCTGAGCATTATAAGTTAATAATACGTTTCCTACAGATGTTCCTAATAAATACGGTTGTACAGCAGGATAAGCAACATTTCCAGAAAAAAAAGACAATGCTCCACAATTTCTTGATTGTATTACAATGATTGATGAAGGCACACTTATACATTCACAATCATTATATGTAAAAGTTGCGGTTAAAGTAGTGGCTGTTATAAAATATTCTTTACAAGTTTGCCCAGATGTACCGCTCGTGCCAGTTGTTCCAGAAGTACCACTTGTACCACTATTACCTGAAGATCCCCTCGATCCATTTGTACCGCTAGTCCCTGATGTTCCTGAACTACCACTCGAACCCGAGCTACCAGATGTTCCGCTATTTCCCGAAGATCCAGATGATCCCGCAGTTCCGCTAGTCCCTGAAGAACCATTTGTACCTGATGTTCCGCTTGACCCTCTTGTCCCTGAAGTTCCGCT